CTATGGTCAACCCAAGCTGTTCTTGCGAGGGTTCCAATATCCCATGTCCCTTCTGTGTAATTATATTTTACATAGCGATCTACTTCTGTTGCGTCGGAAGACACATAGAACCAAAGAACCTCATCGAAAATCTTATTGGAAGCTGCGAAGAACTTGTCCGATTGATCCAGATTTACATCGTCAAATAAATAACGAAGCACGGTACACGGTATAACTTGGACACGTCCTGTATAAGCATAGAAGTTTTCCGTATCCATCCAGAACATCTTATCCCCGACAGCCACAACAGCATTTGGGCTGATTATGGAAACATTACTTGCTAGAAGAGAAAACCCGAAGGTGAGAGGAGGACCCGTAAAGCGCATGGCATGTAAATTCGCGTCCGTCCAAATAAGAACTTCCTGGCGTCCCTTTACAGCAGCAATGATTTCTGATCCTGAAGACAGACGCTGACCGCCGGCTGTATTAATGGCTGATGGAGTCCAATCAAACGGGTTTTCCTGATCACACCATCTAACTTGCAGTAGATCTTGGGCAGTCTCCGATAACGGATTACATCCAAGACAGATTATATGGCGATCCGTAGTCGAAACCATAATACGGCGCGTTATCGTCGGAGCATCGGAAGCGCCTGTTTGGGAAGCAAATGTTGTTGCTCTAGAACCTACTCCCAATGTCTTATCCCAATAATAAGGAGTATCATCCAAGGGACAAAAAGCTAAATCCTCTCCCCAGTTGTCCTGCGCCCATAGGCGAAGTTTCGTTGTGGAACTTATAGAAGAAGCTCCTCCCCATCCGACAAAGTCGTTAGCTTCTAAAACATTTACGCCATCACTATGAGATGCGGCTGTCGTTCCACGGACCCCCCTAACAACTCCTGCATCTATGGTATTCGAGCTTTTCCCCGTATATTGAATAAGTTCATCATCTATTTGGATTAGTCCGACAAATGTAATTGCTGCTGAACTGCTATGCGCCGCTGCGGTAGTTCCATCAGTGCCTCGTATTAAAGTGCCAAGAACATTATCCGTATTAGTCTCATAACGGATTTTCTCGCTCCCTATGAGAACGGTTCCTTTGCTGGGAAAAGCAGTGGAACTTGCTAGAGGAAGCGATGACGCATTCAAAGCAACATTTGCAGAAATGGTGCTGGCCGCCGTCTCAAAATCAGAAGCACTTGTTAGTGTAAAAGATGTGACAGAGTCGTTAATCCCTCCGCTATCATTAAGCGTCGTTTGAGTATATCCAGATGAAATTCCACCCCATAACGCAGCGCCCCACCCAACTCCTGCTACCTCAACATTGAGTCCTATATTAATCTGATAAGTCGCAATAACAGCACTGCCGCCACCAGCGGTAGACCCAGAAGAAGCACTTCCACCTGTGTCTATGGTGTAGGAATTTGAATCCACAAGAGTTAGTTCGTGTTCTGTGTTGAGTTGCGCTGCCGTTATGCCGTCAGTTGCTGTTGCACCGCTGAATGTTACAAAATCACCGTCCTTCGCACCATGGTCTACCGCGGTTACGGTTACTACACCACTTGATGCGCTTCCCGTTTTAAGGGGGTCTGAGCCAAGTGTCGCGCTGGTTCGTATAGGTGTTATATCGTTATAAGTCCCACCTTCTTCTATGTAGAACTTCGTTTGCGTTCCAAGTCCCATATACTTACTGCCATCAAGAGTAGCCCAAGTATGAAGAGATCGACCAGTACCTTCTATGGTATTGCCGCTTAATTTTTCCCAGCCGCCCATTTTCTCAGGGCGACCTTTTCTAAAACGAATAAGATTGGAATCAAACCACCCAGGTATATCTTGTACATCAATACCATAAGAGGTGGTTTCTTTGTTCACACCTGGGCGAAAGATTATCTTGGCTAAAGGCATCTCTATCCAGAAGCCTCATCAATTGAGACGATATTATCGTCTGGTTCAATACCGGCTTCTTTCAATTTTTCAGTCAAACGAACAACCTCTTTGAAAAGTTCCTGATTCCTGGCACGAGACAGGGTTAAACTAGTTAATGCCTCATTTTTTTCACGAACAAGAACCTCGATATAAGATTTGACAGAAACATTCTGGTCATTCTCCACAGCAGCTTCCTTTTGCACTAAATCGGTTTCCAGTATTGGCATTTAACTAGGCTCCGTAGGCCAAGTTATGTCAGGCCAATCATTGATATCTACTGTTTCTGGTAAATCCCGCAATGCCTGTCGGTAATTAGTCCATGCGGTTTTGCTGTCATCGTCCATCTGTGCCCAACGATCAGGGAGAACCACTATGTCAGAGGCTTCCAGACGTTTGTTTCGCTCCGTACGAAGTATTTTCATATCGTCATCAAACTTGTCTGCGTCAAATGCGGCCTGATCGAAACTTACTGTTTTATTTATTTGATCGACAGGCCAGTGTTTTGGAACGCCGAAACACTGCTTGCCATCGACGGCAGTCGCGCCATTGTCTACGATAAAGGCGTCTTCATATCCTGCCATTTGATGTAACTCGGCAATTCTCGCGTCTGCTTGTTCGCGCGTTTCATAAACGTCCAGTTTACAAATGAAACCATTCGCATCGACTTTGTTGATTGTTGTAAAACTCATTTCAAACCCTCCACCTTATGAGTGCTTTATGCCATATAATGTGATTCTACCGCTGTCCATGTTGTTGCCGTTATAATCGTAGAATTGTACGCGATCCAAAGTTATCACCGCCGTCCGTTGGCCCCACCAAGATCCACACTCTAAGCCACCACCCGTGTCTATCCCTACACACATGCCTTGGAAAACAGGCCTCATTACAGCATCTGCTGGGGTCATCAGTTTACACTCAAAGCCGATTCCCTCACCGGCATCTGATCCGTAATCTTTATCTGATAAACGAATGATGGTTGTCGCGGAGGAGTTGTCTCCATCATAAGTAGACGAGGCATCTGAAAGGGTCGTGCAGTGATAGGCGTAATCAGTGCCAGTATCAATTCCCCCCGAGTCGCCGCAACGCATTGTAGGCTTGAAATGTGACGCGCATTGAATATCCGATCCAATAAACGCATAACAGTCGTATGTGGAGTCGATGCCCGTAAAAGTGACCGCTGAAGTGCTGCTAATGTCTTGTGTTGAAATAAAAGTCCAAGCACCACCACCAGCGGCATCTTCAAATGCAGGCTGCGCTCCAGCACCAGCAGAAGTAAGTACCTGACCGTCATCTCCAGTAGCGATTGCTACTGGATTTCCACTCGCATCATAACTAATAATGTTCCCATCTGTTCCAGAGGCCATTTTTGCTAATGTCACAGCATCATTAGCAATATCCGCCTCTACAATAACCCCAGCACCAATAGCAGCTACACCAGTAGTACCAATTGAAATATCACCAGACACCACAGCAGGATTATAATTAGTACCATCAGCAACTAAAATAGCGCCACTGGTATTAGTTGCCATCGTTAAATCATCGCCTGAGATAGTCAAATCACCAGAAATAGTCAAATTGCCGACAGAACTTAATGACATAGTCTCGGCAGCGGCGGCACTCGCGGCTGTTTTAAAACTAAGTTTGGTGGCATTATTGGAAGAACTGAAATCACCTTCTGATACAGCCGCAATTCCAGCCGCCACAAGAATAGCGTCCGTTCCTGCGGCTTCATCTGGGGCTTGAAAATCTATCTGTCCTAGAACATCAGCCGCCGCGATATCTAATTCGCCTGTTTGAAGAGTATCTAATTCGCCTGTTTGAAGAGTCAACACCATAGGCGTATCGTCGCCCGTGGCTGTATTCTTCATATTCACATTACCAACACTGGTAATATACATTTTCTCTGTAGCGGCTGCGGAAGCCCCTGTCTTAAAACTTAATTTAGTGGCATTATTACTGGAGCTAAAATCCCCCTCTGCAATAGCCGATATACCAGCAGCAACAAGAATAGCATCCGTGCCAGTGGCCTCATCGGGAGCTTGGAAATCTATCTGAGCCAGAACATCATCCGCCGCAATATCGAGTTCACCTGTTTGCAGGGTTAGGACAAATGGGCTACCATCCCCCGTTGCACCAGCTTGTTTTAATTTTAATCCTACATCCGCAACATGGGTGATCGTAATATCGTTATCTGCTCCCATATTTAGAACGGCTGAAT